AAAGATTCCGAGGGAAAAATATTCACTAGAGCGGAGTCCAGACCTTTAAATATGACCACATATTTTACATCAGTGGGTGATAGCGACACAACTATAGGTGATGGAAAAAAATTAATATTTAATTTTAATAACACAGATGACGATGTTTCTGAACCACCATCAGGATATAAACAAAAACTAATTTATTGTAGTTTTATAGATACTGTAAAAATTAAAGAAGGAACTATTTATTGGCAAAACATGCCATATGATTCATCAATAAGTTTATACGTTGGTGTTCCTGACCAAGGATATTATATAAAAAACGATGGAACAATTGCTCAAAATCTTACAGGTGATATTTTAAAAATCGACCTATTCGTTAATAGTTCACCGATGATGGGTGACTGTCAAATGGGCGACGAATTAAACACTGAATCAGCATCAGCGGATATACCATCTGGAATGATGTTTGGGTTTCTAATAACTGTTCCTGATACAATAACAAACATCGATAGTGTAAGAGGAGCAATTCAATTAGAACTTTATAGAGAACGAACGGTTATTTTATAATGATAGGTGATATACTTTTAGTGAGTTCAAATGATATAATAGCACGATTAATTCAATATTTCACAAAAGGTCATTATAATCATGTTGCATTTATGATTTCAGATACAGAGTTAATAGAGGCAACGTATCATGGTGTGTTATTAACTAAGTTATCAAAATATAAAAATAAATGTGATTATAAAATAAGTTCTGTAAAAAATGTTTCATTATCAGATAGATATACGATGTATTCATTTGTACATTGTCAATTAGGAATGAAATATGATTTTATTCAAATATTAAGTATTTTCTTCTGTTTATTATTTAATATAAAAAGAAATTTTAAACCGTTAGAATTAAAAAAAGCGTTTATATGTTCTGAATTAATTGCTGAAGCGTATGATATTGTTGGTATCAAATTTGCGTCAAATGTTCATAAGGATTTAATAACACCATCTGATATAGAAAAGTCAGAATTCGTAAGGTAAATTTAATAATGAAAATTGATAAAAATACAACATTTATTTTAGAGTTGTTTGTTGTAGGCACAAATGGTGAACCTGTCACTGGCCTTTCGAATACTTATACTATATATCGTTCTTCTGATGATGTCGTTATAGACACAGGTTCTTTATCTGATACTGGTAATGGAACATATAAAAATTCATACCTATTTTCCGATTTAGGACAATTTTACATTTTATATTCTACTCCAAGTGGTTACACAGATGAAATAGAAACAATTTTTGTAGTATTAGAATCTGCTAAATCAAATGAGATAGATAGAATTTTAGGATTATCTGATGAAAACAAAAAGATTTTAGATACAGTTCATGATTCAAATGGTAATATGACAAGTGCTGTAATAAAAACATATCCATCTGCAACAGATTTTGAAAATAACACTAATTTATTAGCAAGTTATATATTTAATGCGACGTATGATTCAAATGGATTAATGCAAACAATGGGAATAAAAAGGACTGCATAATGTCAGTAGCGTTATTAACACATGGATGGGTTTGTTATTGTAATAGAACAATTGTCAATAAATATGTTGTTCCATATACATTAGATATCAAAAATAAATGTATCATTGGTTTACAAATTATAGATAAAACAAAATTAAATTTAAATGCAATTGATATTATAGATACACAAGTAAATTTAAAAATAAACGAGAGTCAAATAAATATCAAAAATTCTGATGACCAAGTAAATATAAAGAAGGAATGCTAATATGGAATTTTTTAAAGGAGATACGATAGAATTAGAGATTACAGCTAATACCGATATCACAGGATGGTTAATTAGAGCCGAATTTTATGATAAATCCGGTAATGCTGTGCAATTAGCATCGGCTTCAGCCGGTGGTTCAGATGACCAAATTAGTTTAGATAATCTTACAGATGGAATATTTACAATTACATGTGCCAAAGATTTAACAACATCTTTTGATAACGATGCATTTTTAGAAATAGAACGAGATGATTCAAATGGAAAAAAATTAACAATTTTCCAAGCATCAATTAGAATGAAGGATGAAAAAATAACCTGGTCAACACCAGCATAATTAAAGGTAAATCGTGAATTATAGAAATGTGCATAAAAAAATAGCAGAAGTAGCATTTGGTGAAACTGTTGAAACCTTATGGGTTACATTAAAAGCCAGTACAGTAAAAGGCCCAAACTATGACCCTAATCGTCAAACGGGGTTTACAACGACTAATTCATCACCTGAACCAATAGATGCTCATGTGAGGCAAATAGCTGGAAATTCTCTTATAGCTAGAGAAATTGGTCTTACACAAAGTGGTGCGATTGAAATTGTTGTCGATGATTCAAGTGTGAATTTTTTTAGAATTTGTGAAAAAGTATTATATGATTGTAATTATTATACACCATTTAATAAGGCATTAGGAAATAAAATACAAATATATAAAGGTGAATTTGGGTTTTCTCGTATCGTATTGTTTAGAATTTAAGCGAGGTTATTGTGCGAATAAAAATTGTTGTTAGAGACAAAGTAGGAAAGGATTTTGAAATTCAAGAAATAAAACGTCTTGAATTAGCTATGGATATAGATTTAGAACGAATAGCAAAAGAATGTGAAAAAATAATTCAAGAAACAATCATGACCACATCAGAGAATCCAACAGGACATTTAGCATCATTGATGTTAGCAGATAAAATAGAAAACGGTTGGGGAGTAGGTGATATTGAATTATTAGATAATGATGCTCCGTATTGGAACCATATAGACAAAGGAAGTGAAGGTATAGGAGCAAATTGGTCACATTTTTTACCAAAAGGTTTTTGGTCAGATGGCAGATGGGTTGAATCAGATACCGGTTTTGCTGGTGTTAAACCAAATACACCAATAACTGCAAAAAATTATATTGCATTAACACTTCAACAAATGGAATCAATAATACCTAAAATATTAAAAGGAAGATAATATGCCTTGGTGTAAAGCAACAAATTTAGAAGATTCTTTAAAAGATAAATTAGATACTCAAATTGTAACTGATTCATTGGTTGGTGATAATGGAAAACCTGTAACAGTTAGAATTGGTATGAAACGAAGCGATGAATGGACTTATCCGTGTATTACAGTTTATCAAGAATCTGAAGATTTAACAAGTAGATTATATATTGGTTCTAATAAAAGAGATGAAAAAGATTTAATTATTATTGAGATTTATGCCACTAATGATAAAGAGAGAAAATTTTTAGCCAAGTGGCTTACAGATACAATTAACAATGGATGGCAATTTTACACATATGCTTATAATCCAAGTAATCCAGAATTACCATTAAAAACAATCGGTGATTGGGTTAATGTTGATTTTTTAACTAACATCAAGGTGAAATTAGGACAAAACATTTCTGAAATTGACCAGAATCGTCACCGTATATCAATTAATACATGGATATCATAATGAAAATATGTCTTAAATGTGGTAAAGAAAAAACTATCGATGATTTTTATAAAAGATAAATCTCGTTTTGATAATCGTCATGTTTATTGTAAACAATGTAAATCTGGTTATTCTAAAAGGTTTTCAGAAAAATATCCATGGTTGTCAATTTTACATAATATAAATAATAGATGTCACGATATAAAAAATAACAGATATCACAGATATGGCGGTAGAGGAATAAAATGTTTGATTACAGCAGAAGAGTTAAAAGAACTTTGGTTTAGGGATAAAGCTTATCTTATGAAGAAACCAAGTATTGATAGAGAAAATAATGATGGACATTATGTTTTTGACAATTGTAGATTCATTGAATTTGGCGAAAATTCAGCTAAAGATAAACGGAAAGCGATTCTACAGTTTGATTTAAAAGGAATTTTTATAAAAGAATGGGATTCTCAAGCAAGGGCATCTAGGGAATTGAAAATTAGTCAAGGAAATATCACAGGGTGTTGTGCCGGCAACAGAAAACACGCAAGTGGTTTTATATGGCGTTTTAAATAAGGAGTATCATGGAAAACATTGATTGGAAAATGGTGTCATTGGGTTTTAGCGTTTTTACATGGATAACGGGTTTAGTGGCTTTTTGTATTTTTAAATGGAATGATTTGGCACATCTCGAAAAAAAGGTACAACGTGTAGAAGACAAACAAGATGATACAATCAAAGAGTTAGGAAATTTATCAAAAGAAGTAGCATTTTTAAGCGGAAGACAAAATATTAAAGAATAATTATATTTAAAAGGAGAATAATTATGACAAAGGCAATTCGTCACAGTTCAGCATTTAAACCTCTTACTGTTGCTGAAAGAGCATCACTTGCTGAAGACAATTGGGATAGAGTACAGAGTTTTTCAGTTTCATGTAATCAACCACAAGAAAATCTTTATGAATTAGGTCGCCTTTTAAAAATGGCAACTGATAAAGAAAAACTTGAAGCATCTGTTTCTATTACACAATTTGAATATGGAACATTAGATTCATATTTACAATTAGCAGGATTATCAGCAATGCCATCTGGTGGTATAGATTTAGATGATTTTGATGAAGCAAGAACCGATTTTATTAGTCCAGGAAAAGATGAATATAACGGAACACTTGAACAAACATTATGGGTAGAAAGATTATCAGTTGATTCATTAGGTATCAATATTAATGCCGATGAAAGACTTGAAAGAACATATGAGTTAAGTGGTAACTTTTGTAAAATAGCTAGAAACGCAAATAAATATATTATATTTGTTTCTAATGACGCTCCATCTGGAACATCTGGAAATTATGTAATTGATTTAAGTGACCCATTAGCAGTTGTTGACCCAAATAACGCTGGTGTTTATATGCTTAAAATTTACAGAATCAGAAGTGGTGTAGCAACAGAGTTAGATTTAACAACAGATTACACATATAATAACACAACTGGTGATTTAACTATTGTATCTGGATTAGCAAGTGATAATTATCGCATTTGGTATACATCTGGTTCATATGGTTCTGCCGGAGACCCACAAGTTCTTAATGATGCAGATGATTATTATATAGATGCAGATAGAGTTACTGTTTATATTGATGACGGCACAAACGCACCAGTAGAGTTAGATAAATTAACATCATTAGCTATCACAGCGACTTTAAATAGAAGTGGTGAAGGTGCAATTGGAACAAGTGAAAATATTTTCAATGATGTAGAAAGTTATGATGTATCAGTTGCTTTAGGTGGATTTGTTAAAAATTATCCTATTGAAGAAGCATTGATGACTCAAGCTGGACAATCATGGGGAATGATTGATTATACTGAAATGAATGAAGTAGCTATTCTTGTTAAAGTTTTTGAAACAAATGCTAAATCAACATTTCAAATTGGTTATAAAATAACAGGATGTGAAATTTCAGATGATTCACCAGCAGAATATAGTGCAAATGAATTTGGTGATTCAACTGTCAGTTTAAATTCTGATAATTTAACAATATCTACAACTGAATCAGATATTGAAATAGCTTAATATTAAATAAATCCAAAGAGAGGTTCATAGGTTTCCTATGGCCTCTCCTATGTACTGTAAGGTAAAGTGAGGTAAAAATGTTTACAATTGATGAAAAGTTATTTGAATCTATTTTAAAGAAAAAATTCAATTCTTTTGTAGGAAATGTTTGTGAAATAACAGAGGATGTTTTTAAAGAAGACATAAATAAAAGAACTTCTGAAAAACTTATTAAAAATGCTGTTAAAAAACATGCATTTAATTCTATGAGAGATATTCAAGACCAAATTTCTGCATTCAGTAAAGGTGTAAACATAAACATTAATTTTAAACGACCTATCTCTAAATAAGGAGATGGGTTTTTGTGTGTAAGGTGAGGTGTAAACATGGAAAACAGAAAAATGATTCAAGAAGTATTAGAAGAATTACAAAAAGATGATATAAATACAGAATTAATTCAAGATAATAAATTACCATTTATTTATGATGATAATTTTTATAGATGTGTTATGCCATCCCAAAAAATAAACAATGATGCAAAAAGATATAAAAATAAAATCCGTATTCAATTGATTCAAGAAGATGGCTCACTTACAATTAAACAATTGACTAAAGTTTTATTAGAAAAACAAAATATTGATATTGCAAAAATGAATAAAGAAGCAAAGGTTTTAGAAGATAAAATGACACAAGTTTATATTACATTGTCTGCTAAAAAAGATAGTGAAACTAAATCTATCGAAAAATTAATAAAAGAAATAGATAAAATAAGAGATAAACGATTAGAAATTATATTAGAGGTTGCAGATAATTTAGCACCTTCTATTGAATCACAAGTCCAAGAGGCTTATTATAGTTATCTTACAGCTATGTGTACAGAACAGTTACTTGATGAACAAAAAGATGAATGGTGTAATGTTTGGAAATCGTTTGATGATTATGAATCATCTAAAACAAAATTGTCATATATAGCAATAGGAAAGTTAAATGAATTAATGTATGGGTGTTAATCATGACATTAGACGACAAATTAAGAATAATTGCTTCTAGTGCTTATTGGCAAAGTTTATATACTACATCATTACAATGTTCTAACATCCAATTGTTTAATAATGTAACTGATTTTAGTGGGTTACAAGTTCGATTATTATATTGGTTATCTATTTATAAAATGTTATATGAAGAATTAGGCACATTTGAAGATGATAGATTATCAGAAGAAGTATTAAAAAACAATTATAGAATTGATGCATATTTAATATATAGAAATAAAAAGAACGATTTTGCTTGGAAACAGCATAGACAAGATGAAAGAGAAGCAAATCGTAAATCAGGTAAAAAACAATGGAAAAACACAGGTAATGTTACTACTTGTGATATAGATTTTAGGAGAGAATAATGGCAGACACAGCAAACACAAAAGTAATAGCTTATGTTGGAGATATGTCCGATATTAAGATGAAACTGCGTGAATTAGAAACGGCAAACAGAGAGGCCTTTAAGGTTATATCCGGTGATTTATCAAAAAATGTAAAGAATTTGTCATCTAACTATGAAAAATTAGGAACTACAAATCTTACAAAGTTAGATAAAACAATGGGGAAGTTGAAAACAACAACTTCCACTACATCTAATGTTGTTAAATTAGCAAATGGAAACTTAGTCCAATTATCTGAAACTACCAAGACATTTTCAAAAGCCATAAAAGGTGCCGGTGAAGGCCAGCCAAAATTCCAAACATTTAAACAAAGTTGGTTCTACTGTTCAAACAGCAGATGGTAAATTTCTTAAATTACAAGATACTATTACTAAAACACCACAAGGATTACAAAAAGTTTCTCGTAGTGTTAAAGATGTAACAAAATCATATTCTCAATCTTCTAAAGGCACAAAAGAATTATCTAAAAATACAGTATCTTTGACTGATAATATAAAACGATTAGGCTCAAGAGCGTTATTAACCATACCTTTATGGTTGGCTCTTCGTGGCGCAATGATGGGTACTATTCGAACAATTAAAGATGGTATAAAAAATATAGGAGAGTTTGATAGAAAATTACAAAAAGCAAAAAGAAACATGAGTGGCTCAACTGTTGAAATAACGAAAAATTTTGCAGAATTAAAAAAAGAAGTAACAGCTATGTCTTTAAAAACAGGTATATCGGTAGAAAATATAACAGATGCTTTTCAAAAATTTAAAACAACAGGTCAAGATTTTGATACTGCTATGACTGGTGCTATCGAATCTACTAAATTGGCATCTGTTTTATTTGGTGATACTGTTCAAAACGCTAATGCCTTTGCTAGAGTTTTTAGGGTATTAGGTGGTCAAACTGATAAATATAAAAATAAATCAGAAGAATTAAAATCTATCATGGCATTAACAGCGACATTATGGAAAGACCAAGCGTTTGAAGTAGATGAATTATCAAGTGCAATGGAAAGATTTGCACCGGTTGCAAAAACAACAGGAACTTCTCTTGAAGATTCATTAAAAATATTATCTGCTTTACAAACATCAGGTGTAAGAGGAACTAGAGCAGGTAGATTGTTATCAAGTGCAATGTTACAGTTGGATAAAAATTTTGACAAATTACAATCAACATTAGGTCTTAAAGTTAATCCTAATATAACTACCACCTTTGACCGTTTACAAATAGTTACAGATGAAATTTCAAGATTACAACGTATTGACCCATTAAAAGCCACACAGGCCTTACAGGATTTATTTGGTGGTGTAAGAAGTGCACAAGTACCGGCTTCATTATCTGCTATGAGCGATAATTTAAAAAAGGTTTTAGCGCAAACAGGTGATATAAAAGATTTCAATAATCAATTTGAAGATGTAACTGTGACCGTTGGTGTTTTACAAAAACGATTTACTAATTTAAATAAAGAAATCGGAAAAGCATTTGTAACAGGATTGGTTGGTGGAAAAGATTTTAAAACAAGTTTAGAAGATATCGTCGATACCCAAGAAGAATCAGTTGATGGATTTAGACATTTTGGAACCGGATTACGATTGGTTGCAAAAAATGCAAATACAACGATGGCTTTTTTGAATTTATTCAAAGGCGGTTTAAAAGAAATAAGTAAAGCAATGACTAAATCATATAATGATTTAGATTTATTGAATGAAAAATTACAAAAAGGTTTTCAAGGTAAATTAACACCGATAGATATGTCTTCTCTTATACAGGGATTAGATAAAGGTGATAAAATATTCAAAACCTTAAATTACGATGCAGTTTTAAATAGATTAGCTGTTGGATTAAAAAAATCAACTGATGAAATTAGAGGAAATTTAAAATCGGCAATATTTGATGGAGTATCAAGAGAAGATTTAGAAAAATTAGCAAAAGATTTAGAGGGTATGTCACCAGAATTTTTCAATTTAGATGATAAGGATTTCGATAAATTATTAACTGCTGTTGATACTGCTCTTTCACAAGTAGATGATAAGTTAAAAGTAGCAGAAAAACGAAAATATAAAATTCCTATTGAATTAGATGTGTCTTCAGAACAAATCACTGATATCAATAAGTCATTTATAGAGTCAAATGTAGATATATTAAAATCAGAAGGTGCTTTAACATCAGAAATAATTGATAGAAAAAATCAATTAGAAAAAACACTCGGTATTAATCAAGATATGGTGTCATTAATAGATAGACAATTACAAAAAGAGCGAGCATTATCTGAAGAAAAAAGATTACAATCACGTTTAGGAAGTGAATCACTTAAATTATTTAGAATTGCCAAAGAAGACGGTGCTGATGTAGCTAGAAAAATAGCCGATGTATTATCTGGTAAAACAGATTTATCATTGTTTCTTAAAAAAGGCGGAAAAGAAGCGGAATTATTTAAAAAGAATTTTGGAGATGTATTAGAACAACAACAATCCCAAGCTTTTTTTAAAGGAGATGTTGTTCCTGGTGTAAAAGGGTTGCGTGGTGGACGACAAATTGATATTCAAGAACAATCGTTACGGGGATTAGGAACACAATCTCAATTTTTACTTGACCGTTCTCAAATATTAAATAGACAAAGAGCACAACAAGGACAAATAACACAACAACCTATTACAAAAATGGATGTTCAAGTTCCAGTTGATATTCAAGTTAAACTTGACCCATCTAAAATAAAAGAATTTGAAGACCAAACAATTGCAAAAGTTGTAAGTGGTATTAAAAAAGTCGGCTCTGATGTTAATAGAGCAATTAACAATGTTATTTACGGAAATCAACAATCAAATCGTTAAGGAGTAAACATGTCATCATTCTATCCGTCACATAAAATATATGCCTCAAATGGCACAACATTATTATATACTATTGAAGATGTAATGGAAAGAAAACCAGTATTATCACAAACAATTCCTGATTTTATAACATATGAAAATTTAAGAAGTTCAGGAGAATTGCAAGTGCAAGGTGGAAATAAAGCATATGATATGACATTATACGCTAGACTTCATGCAAGTGATTATACAAGTTTAATGGTTGAATTAGAAACATTAAGAACAGCTATTCCTATTAACACAAATTTGTATTTAAAAATAGATAAATCAAGTTCTTCAACAGATGACATCAAAGTTAAACGGTTATCTATTGAAGTAGATACCACAAAAGGCAATTTAAGAAAATGGTTATATTACACCATTACATTTCGGTGTCTAAGCTGGAATTAATATAATTTAAAGGAGAAATAAAATGGCAACAGAATTAACAATTTATGCCAACACAGGCACTCAAGATACTGCATTGGGTACAAGTGGTGTTGAGTTCACAGAGATTGACACCGTAAATGATGAAATAATTTTTACTAAAGGAAATGCAACTGTAACTGATGGTGCTAGTATTCCTAGTTCTTCTCTATTAAATTCATCTGCACCTCGTATTACCGGTGTACAATTAGAATTTGCTAAATGTTTTCTCTCTGATTCTTCAGCTGGAATAATTAAAGAAATACATAATTTAGGTTCAGTTAATAAAAGATATGTTTTAGCATTTGATTTTGATGGCGAAACTGTATCTGAACCGGTTTTTGAATTATGGGATGATGGAGATTTAGACTCTGTAGACTCTGTTATTCTTGGTAGTGGTACACCGTCGTCATCATGGTATAGAGGAATATCTACTACTGATGCTATGCCAGGTGTTGCATGGACAGGTAGTAGATTAGCTGGTGCTTCTGATGGACACTATTTAAATTTAAATGCTGGTAATGGAGAATTGTCAGTTGCCAAAACATTATATTGTCAATTAAAGTGTATTATACCGGCTACCCAATTAGATGCTGGAAGTAGTGCACCTGTTATGGCTGTAAAATTTGCAACTATCTGATAGAAACATTGATTAACAATTTTTACACAACATGAAAGAAGGTTCTAATGAAGGAAGCACATCAAGAAATTTGGGACAACTGGTTTGATGAAAAATATATGTATTTTTTAGTATTTGAATATATTAATGAAGAAATGAAATTAGTATTACATTGGATTGAAAAATAATGCAAATAAAAACTTATAGTTATGGTGAATCAGAAATAACATCAATGGTCACTGACCAATCTGGTTATTTATGGTTAGGATTTAAACAAGATGCAAGTGGAAATTGTGCATTTAAAAAAGTGTCTGCGAGTAATCCATTACAAAAATATTTTGATATAGACTTGGACGTATCTGAAATAAAAAAAGGATTTATATTTAGTTCTTATATATATGTAGCTTTATCTGATTCATCATTAATAGGTAAAAGGTTTTCATTGTTAAATCCATTAACATCAAATAGTGAATTTAACATACCATCTGGTATTACTGAAGCACCAGTTGATATATTAGCACATGGTTTATATGTTTATTTTTTAATACCAGGAAATACAAGTGGAACAAATGCAAAAATTTGTGTATTTGAATTAGATGGAACTTACTCTGAAACAATCGATTTAACAACTATTACAAATGCTAAATCATTTACTATTAACACTACGACTTCAGAAATATGGTTAGTTACATATTCATCACCTTCAAAATATGTTAGGGTGTATCAATTGAGCGGTGGTGTGTGGACATATACAGCATTTAATTAAATGGAGATAATATTATGAAACAAGCAGGCACAGTAACTCTTTTAGAAAATTGGGAATTTATTCTAAAGGATTATAATGGGAATATAATTGAAAAACAAAAAGTCACTAATACAATCACAAATACTTGGAAAAATGTTATTCGTGATTGGATGTATGATGAAACTGGAAGTAAACCAATTGCATTAGCTATTGGTACTGGTACAACTTCTGCTACAGCAAGCGATACATCATTAGAAACAGAATATACAAGAGCAACAGCTATTGTTAGTAAACCAGCGAATTATCAAATACAATTTACAAAGGATTTTACATTTGCTTCTGGAACAAGTGAAGATATAACGGAAGCCGGATTATTTGATAGTGCCGTTGTATCTGGTTCAACTATGACAGCAAGAACCACATTTACTGCAACTGCTATCACTGCATCAACAACATTAACTGTAACAGCCACTTTAACAATTGCATAAAGGATTATTACATGTCAGGAATTGATGGTTATACAAAATTAATGCTACATTGTGATGGGGCAGATGAATCTATTATATTTACAGATGCTTCTGCTAGTGGTCATACGATGACTGCTCAAGGCAATGCTCAAATAGATACAGCACAAAAGAAATTTGGAAGTGCGTCAGGATTTTTTGATGGAAGTGGTGACTATTTAACTACACCAGATTCTACCGATTGGGCCTTTGGTTCCAGTGATTTTACAATAGATGCATGGGTTCGATTTACAGATACAGGTGCAAGAAATATTCTTGTTGGTAGAACAACAGATGCAAATTCGTATTTTTATTGGCAATTAAAAACCGGAATAAATGGAAGTAGATTTGCTGATTATAATAGTGGTTATAATTTTGATTTTGAAACATCACCATCTTTTTCAATTAACACTTGGTATCATGTGGCAATAACTCGTTCAGGAAATGATTTTAGAATGTTTGTTGATGGAACACAGGTCGGTTCAACGTACAATAATAGTAATGCATTTGTTACAAGAACGGTTACGTTTGATGTTGGAGCCATGACACAAAATTCAGCATATGTTATGCATGGATGGATTGATGAATTAAGAATTAGTAAAGGTATCGCAAGATGGATTTCTAATTTTACACCGCCTACAGAAGCATATACCTCTGTAACAAACATTGATGATACAATAAATGTTTCTGATTCATGGAACATATCTAATACTAAACAAAATATAAACATAAATGATACAATAAATGTTTCTGATTCATGGAACATATCTGCATATACTCCAATTCATTATCCTACTGAAATTATTTCAGATGGTGATTATTTATATTCTGTTACGTATACTAATCCAGCGCAAATAATAAAATATGATATTTCTATTCCAGGTAATCCCAATAAAACTGTTTATGATATAATTGGACAAAGTAGTGCTATTAATTTTTCATTAAATACTTCAAATGATTATTTTTATGTTGAATGTGATAATGGAAAAATTGTTAAAATATCAAAGGCCAATTTAAATAATCAAACAATTATATCTACTGGTGAAACAGAAGATTTTGTAATAGGAGAATCTTTAAATACATATTTAAAAACATTTGCATCGACTGATAATACAAATGGCGAAATTGTAATGATTGATGAAGCAACAATTGAATCATTAAATACAGATGTTAGATGGTCAAAACAAATGACATTTGTTGTATCTTGCATAGCAAATACTTCATTAGGAAAAACTATTAATTTAGATATACGTTATTCAAAAGATATATCGTCTACTGTGTCTATGGATGCAAGATGGATAAAATATGATTATGATGATATATCAAATTATCCAATTGATTACAGTGATATTCAAGTAATTGTTAATGGAACAGATATTTCTAATACAGGTGTAGATTTAAAATCAATAGTCATCACACACACTAAAGGAACTGATAGTGTTGCTTCATTTACATTATATAGAAAACATGATGACTTGAACAACGGATGTACAATAACAAATAATAATACTGTTGTTAAACAGTTGAAATATCGGCTGTTATGGATGAACCGGAAGACAAAAGACAAAATGTAACTATTCCTTTATCTACTATAAACACACATTTTCATTTATATGATTGTTTAATAGATAGTGTGTCTAATAATAATAACACTAATATGTTTGAAGGAAGTGAAGACACCCGTGTTGTATTAACAAATGAAAGTGGATTATATTATAGAGGACAAGGATTATGGAGTGGTGATATAAGTGATGCACATATTTATAATTCTTTTCAACAAGCGAACGCTCAATTACAAGCGAACGCTCAATTAACAGGAGATGCTAATCTTGAAAATTTTACATCACAAGATGTATGGGCCATTAATTATAAAGAACCAAGTTATTATAAAGGAATAGCAGTTAATCTTGGCACAGGAATTTGGAACGCATCTACATCTCGAACTAGCCAAAGTCATAGCGAATTATATTTAGAAATAAATGAACAAAAATCTTTAACTGAAAAATTAAAAGATGGCAAATTTACTCCTGACCAAAATTGGGAATATTTTTGGTTTACTGCATTTGAATATTTTAAATTACCAAATCAAGAAGATAGACCATATGGTGATTTTATGGCATCAATATCCGGTTTAAAATATATAGGTACATCGTTGGGTAGTTTAACTACAGATTTATGGGAGATTACAAATGCTAAATATATCAAACAAAGACGATACGGCGACACAACATATGATTTAGGATGGTATTATGTTGGAGAAGCGCCATATAAAATCGTTTCAAAAAAGAATGGAAAAAAACACTGTCATCATATTTATGAAGATAGAGCCGATGGTTTATATGATGTTTGGTCAGAATATTATGATTATACACAATATGCAAAAGATTGTGCTGGATTAGATAATTTAAAATTAAAAAACATCAATGATGAAGTATTACCTAGAGTATCATCTACAGTTAATTTAACGTTAAATGGATATTATTATTATGGTGTTAAATTATTAACTAGAGTTAATTTATCAAATACTACATCGTCTAATATTTATAATAACAATAATGGTTTTCCAGTATCTATTAAATCCATAACACTTAATACAAGTACAATGCAAGTATCTTTAAAATGTAATAATGAATTGTCACATGAAGAAATGGAAGAAATAGATAAATTATATCCTGATGAAAATTCAGATGAATATTATACACCAGAACATTCTTTTTGTAATTTTAATAAAAAGTATGACCCTAACAAATGGGGGTATATAGACTAATGGGATATTCGTTTGCACATGAAAAAATAAATAAATTACTCAATGATGTTAAACGTAATCAAGATAGAATAGATAAGTTGTTAAAAGAGTCGTATAATAAAACAACTGCTTCTTATATAAAACGTTTAAATAAAGGCTCTATTGATACAACACCTGTATATTATGATTTATATAATTTTTTAGGTGTAACATATGCTACGGGTACGACATCACCTATACCGGCATCTGCGTATATCGATGTAGAAGAAGAATCAGGCTTACATTCATATACCTTTAAATACCCTGTGTATGGTTTTTCTGTACCAGATGCATTAACACCAGAAGATATAACAGATGGTGCAACACCTTGGGAATTTCAAACAAAAATAGCAGTTATTAAAACAATTATAAATTATCCTAATTTACCAGATTGGGCATTAGATGGTGTAAAATTACTATCATATTTATATAACGAAGATGGGTCAATTGTTAATGATTTAAAATTCATTTATTTAGAAAGCGGTCAAAACTTAGATGAACAAAGTGTTGATTTTTCTACATTTCATAGATGGATAAAAACAGAAAACGGATTTAATCTTGAATATAATGCTATATATCCTATTCCTGAAAATCACGATTTATCCTTAGTTGCTAACTTATACATGTATAATCCTAAAAACGATAATTATGCTCAACAAATTAAAATATAATGTAGAAAAAAATAAACACAATGTTGAATTAAAAAAACCATTTAACATTGATGAAAAATCTGCTAATGAATTCTTTAGTAAGTCTAAACTTGTATATGAAACAGATTGGGAAGTTTGTGAACTTGAACAATATAATGAAGCTACATCTACTACTAAAGGAGAATTACTTCCTGAAAAAGCCAAATACGAGTTTGCATTTGATTTAAAAATTCCAGAATCATATCTTCCATTTATTAGATGGAATATAATTGCTAAAACTATTCCTGAACAAGTCATTAAAGGAGTAGGTGAATTTATTTTTACATCATTAAGAGAAATATTATTAGATGTTTATCAATGGCAAGGTATCACTGAATTATCAAAATATAATGGTTCTGATTCAAAAAGTGGTGTGTTTTTGCCTCGTTTTCAACCGTCTATAACGGTTGGACCTGGGTGGGGCCCACCAATAGTTGTGCCTGACCCAACATCTGCATATCGAACAATTGATTATGTAACAAAAGTGCGTGCAATATCTGATTTAAAACCTTGGTATGACGTTAAACGTGATGAAGACGGTGAATATTTTGTATATCGTAGTTTTGAATGGATTACATACTATGAATGGACAACTGAACAAGCATCTACACCAGGTTATGACCCAATAAACGGAACAACAATGTGGTATCAATTCGGACAGATTGTTGATTTTATACCTAATCATTGGTTTTATCCACCATCTGGTGATGATGAAATACCATTAGAATTTCCTAATGGAACAACAAATGACCACGATAGAGATTCAACACCAGCTTATCCAACACAATATTGGGAGAGACAGTATTTTGCAGAAAATTTTTTCTGGTTTCTAACAACAGATGGTGCAGATTGGGGATATCCGGGTGGAGCCACAACAGAAGATAAATACGATTATACATATGATATTTTTAAAGAATGGTACCCAGGTGAAAAATCAATAATTACTCCATTTGATGATGGACCACCATATAATGCATATAGACCTACATCTAATAAAGTTGTTATTACAGCTAATCAACAAGAAATTATTAATAATTTAAATCCAACAAATAACAATTCTTTTAAATATGATATAAAAGGTCATATGTTATTACTTTCAGAAGCCAATACTGAAGCCACTTATTCAGATAGTAATAATCCTACATATATACCAAGCGGTGAAGACATGATGGTAAAGATAAAAGTTTTTTATGATTCAAAATTAAACACTAAAACAATTGATAAATGGCACAAATGAAACCTATTCCAAAATTATTTGTTACTACTCAAAAGACCGGATATAAAATAGATGATTATTCTATTCTTGGCGAAGATAACTCCATGAAGAGAGTAATGGCTAATAAAGTTATATCTTTTTTAGAGAAAACAAGAAATTTATCCACTGAATTTGAACCAGTAAATGCTTTTATTAAAGATGAAGAATCTGATAATCCGGATGAAAGAAAAATAACTTATTTATATAAACAATGGGATATAGAAGTATTTACAATTCCTAATCCTGACCAAAATGAATATATTGAAAATCAATACATTGATTTATTATTGTCAATGATTAAATGTGAAATAATTTATGAAGACCCATCTACTAATGAATTCACATATTATAATTGTTATGATGATTTACATACGAATTTTTTCTATGAGGTAAGAGATACATTGTTAATTCTTCATGTATCATTTTGTATAAAGAAGGCTTATGGTGGGCAAGATATGATTATTCCTAATGCGAAACTAAGAGTGTCATTAAGGAGTAATACAGTAATAAATAATTAAATTTGAATGGTGTGTTCTTCTAGAGTAAGTGTACAAAGCCACATTCAATTAAAAACTCTTAAATGTTGGTTTAGGAAATGATAGAGTTCCAACAAACAAGACCTATGATTAATTTCATAGGTCTTTCTTTATTTTAAACATTATCCATATAAAAAGCATACTTCCAATAAAACATATTATTGAAATAATAAATCTATATACAAAATATAACTCAATAGGTGTCATTATATTTGTTCCTTTCTAAAATCTTGTTTTATTTCGGCTCTTGATTTTTTCTTCTTACTTGGTTTAACCTTTGTCTTTGGGTTAATACCCCAAGTTTGTCGAATTTTTTTATATGCGTTTAATATATTAATTTTCATTTTATTCCTTAGTCTGGTAATTTATCCCAATCACCACTAACTGTAAACCATATATAATCCCAACAATACAATTCGTCTTTTTTAGATATATTCAACCACACCCATCCAGATACTACAAATAACACTGGACTCAATATAAGACCAATAATAATTCTTAATATTCTTTTAATCATTAATATCTCCTTATATGTGTACTCCTAATATTACTAATAATGCAACTAATCCAGTTAAGAAATTACCAATTGTTCTAATCAATTCCAATTTATGATTGTGTTTGTCAAGCCATCTTTCAAACTTATCACGATTTGGGTTATGATTTTGAATAACTTTGGCTTTAATACGCTTTTTAATTTCCATCATAATACATTCTCCTTTAAATAACTCTTTGCTTCCGGCATCCATAATCCGCTATGCCACAAATCTTTATTTGTTGGTTGAGGTTTATTATATTCTATTTTATATTGCTTCTTTTTTCCTATCTTTGGTAATGGTGTAAGTATCAATGGTTTCCATTCACATCCCCATTTATTTTTACACTGAAAAACCTTTCCCTTCTTATGATATGACACTTGTAATACATTATCTCCTTGTTTACCAAGAATGTTTAATGTATCAAAAACCTTTCCTTTTCCACCTTGAACAATATGATAATCAGTTTGAATAATTAAATATTTTTCAAATCCTTCAAAAACAATTGTTTTACCACTTGGTAAATTTAATTCTATGTGGGATATTGGAAAATTAGGAATCTGTGCAAACTTACATCCTGTGGATAAAAGTTTTATTCCATTTGTTAAATAAATTGTATAAGTCAGATTATACATAATATCCTTTATCTTGCACCATTACCAGATACTAATAATGTCTCTTCATAAACTTCTTTTGGTGGACACATTTCACATTTACCACATGGTAGATTACCTATGTGACAACTACAAGTAATATCTTCATAAAATTCGTAATCAGATACTATTTTTAATGCTTGGTCAATTGTCATAATAACTCCTTTAATATTGGTTAAATTTGTTGATTTCACACAGTAAATATTGATTATTTCTTATAAAACGATAGATTATATGCTTTAAATAATTGTTGCTTAGAGAGCGATTATGGGCAAATTAAGTTAAACAAAGTAACTCTGTTTTTATAATCAAATAACTTGCGTATAACATAAAAATCAACATTAAACTATACCAAATATTTTTCATTAATTCTTTCATTTTAATTTCTCCATTACCTCATATTGTGTTGTCCAACAATATAATTGTCTTTTTAATTTATCTGCACATTCAAATGTCTGTAGAACACACACTTCTGGTGGATTACAACAGACACAGGTGTCAATTACTTCATAAATTGTATCATCTATTAAAACTTTCATTGTTCATACCTCATAAGTCCTCTTGAACAATTCTTAATGTTTCGTCAATTGAATAATTCGAAGAAAATATTCTCCATACTTCTTCAAACGGTATAGCGTAGGTTTGGGCCATTAATTTACACATTCGTTCCATTAAGATATTATTCATTAAGTTCTCCTATTGGTCATTATTTATCTTCTCTATTTATTAAATCACAATTTAACAATTCACTCATTTCTATTGCTGATTTTCTTAAAAATGGTTTATTTTTATATGCTTCAGATGTACGCATATATACCTTACCATTCTTTTTATATTTAATTATGAAATATAATTTTTTATCAACAGATTGACATATTTCAATTACAAATTTTGAAATTTCTTTTTCCTCAGAAATGGATACATTTTCTATATATTTGGCTTTTAATACTGCTATTTCTGATTGTAATTCTAATATGAATTTATCATTATGTTCATTTAAATATTTACCAAATTGAATAGTTTTATATAATTCTCCTACTATTTTATTATATACAACTATAACAACAATTAATGATATTATACATATCAATGAAAATGTTAAAAGTATACTAATCATTTTTCTCCTTTATTTTTATCCCTATTACAATAAAAACCATCACCTTTAAAAATGATGGCTCCGCCACTGCCTATTAATTTATCCATTGGAGTATAACACTTTGGACACAATCGTTTACAATTACGTTGTGTGATTAATAATCTTAATTCATCTGAATAATTACACATTGGACAATTAAATTCATAGTTGGGCATTATTTATCTCCTTGTTTCTTCAAGTATAACATATGAAAACACTGTTTGTCAAGTTTTTCTAATAATAATATATGTAGGATTAGTATATCCATCTTTTACTTTTTTACTATTTAAATACACTTTAATTGTTTGACCTTTTTTACTTAACATTCTCCATACCTCAGAACCGCCGTGTTCTCGCCATCCATTTGCTTTTAATCCATTCACTGTGGCTTCTAACATTAATATATAATCTTTTAAATTATGATTCATTTTAACCTCTATTTTTATATTTTCTTGATACTTGCCAATGAACGATTACTGGGTCATTAACATATTTTGGTATTGAATAATCATGCATAACAACTGCACAATACTCTGCTGGAAGTTTATAAATATGCAAATTGGTTTTAGAATTAATAATTTCTTCCAAAACTTTTTGTTCCCATACATGAATGTTTTCATCTACTTTTGTAATCCATTCATCAATCAATGCAAGAACTTTTTCATTATATGCAAAGTACATTGTTCCACTTAGTAAATGAAAATTATCTTGGTCTGGTTTATTTCTCCAATGCAAAAACCAATCAAAATTATGATATGCAATATCAATGTGTTCAGGTATATTTAATAATAACTCTGGATGTTTAACCACTTCTCCGTCGGCATCTATAAATACAACTGGTTCTTTATGTTTTAAAAGCATTTCTTTTACAAATTTCGCTTTAAATCCTGTGTTTAATTGCCAATTGCCTAAGTCATCTACTCCTACAATATCGCAATCTAAATTAAATTTTTTACATGATGGGATAATGTAATCGTGTGCTACTTCGTCATATGGTGTGTCCTTCGTATAGTACGATATTATTTTCATATTATTCCTTGTTAAATTTTAAAATTAAATCATATCCATTATTGAATTCAATAATTTCATCAGGATTACAAATTCTTTTCCATTGATTCACTGTCATTAATCGTTCATCACCAAAACTTGGATTCTTATATTTCTTACTTGGTACATAATGTATTAATGTTTTATATTGCTTCTTCTGAATCTTAATTATTTTTCTAATTTGTTCATCTGAAAAATGTTCTAATACTCCATGACTATGTGCAATGTCGGCCTTTATTTTATAAGATTTTGTTATATCTTGTTTAATAAATATTGCGTGTGATAATTTATTTCGTTTCGACATTTTCAACATCGATGAATTGTTATCAACACATATCAATTTACACTTTGATGATTTAAGAGAACGACTAATACTTCCTATTCCGCATCCTAATTCAACCACAGTTAAATCTTTCGATAGATTCCTTTTAATTTCTTTTATAAAAGGAGAATATCTTTTATTGATATGTTTATAATAAGATTCATTTAATCTGTCTTTATAAAAAGTCGCCCATTCGTTCATATTATAAGTATAACATATTTAACCATAATTTGTCAAGTAATTGTTTAATTCGCACAGATATATCATGTTTTTCATAACATATTTTTTGCGTTTCACACCCAATTATTTTTAACACTGCTTTATGATTCATCATCACATTTAGAGTTAATGCCAAATCTTCATAATCATCATAATAGATTATTGTTTCTTCACCAAACATTTGTTTAGTATCTTCTCTATTAATAGATATAACAGGTGTACCACATGCACCAGCTTCTAATATTCTATGTGGCCAAGATGTAGTTTCGTTTGACAAATCTAATAATAAATGTGCTTTGTTTATTTCTTCAATTAATTCTTGACCTTCAATAAATGCATATGTGTCTTTATGTTTATCCCAATCTCTTCCAAACACTTTAATATTAAATCCTTCACTTCTTAATTTATTAACTGTTTCATTTCTATTTGTCACAAACTTATGTTTACCTATACCAAATGTTAAAATATCTGTTTCTTTAACAAGATTCAGATTCTTGTGATATCTTTTATCACACGATGTAGGATTGTAAATAGTCTTTTTATAGTGTTTATGTGATTTATAAATTTCTAAATCATTTGTACAATAAACATCACAATTGATAAAATGGTCAGAATTAAATAAATTTGGGTCAGATAAACCAAACGCTATAACTAACACATTAATATTTACAAACTCTTCAGTTGTTAATTTAGTACCAGCACCTATTAACCAAACTTGGTCATAATTATTATAGTCAATCTTTGGTTGTTTATTTTTATTAAATAAATCAACTTCATGTCCAAGTATTTGTAACATTTCATATGATGCTCTTGTAGTTGGAAATGAATTCCAGTTATACATAAATGGTAACACAAATGCTATTTTCATATTATCCTTTATTAACATTGACAATATTGATTACTCGTTCCATTTCTGAAACAACCCATTTTTGTTCATTAATTGTTAAAAACTTATTATGAATAAGAGGTGCATAATCTCGTTTAATTGCTTCTTCTCCTATTTTTTGATAAAAGTCTTTATTGTATTTATTAAAATCTGTACTTAAAATTTCACAATTAAATTCATCCGGGTCTTTAAATATTGCTGTTCCGGGTAATGGTATAAATGTACTCAATGTTGCATAGTCTATTGGAAAAGTTTTTAATATTTGTTCGTTGATAGACGGAGAATCCATTTGTTCACCGGGTATTCCTGTCATAAAAAGTCCTCTTACTTTAAGACCAGCGTTTTGAGCATGTAAACATCCATTATACATTTTTTCAATAGTAGTATCTTTGTGTAAAAAATCTAACACTCTTTGGTCTAAGTTTTCAATGCCCGGAGATATTTCTCTTGCACCAGCATCATGCATTGCATTAGCTACTTCTGGTGTAATTGATTCTGCTCTTATACTGCATCGCCAAAACACATTCAATTCTTTAATAGCTTTACAAAATTCTAAACATCTTCTTTTATTAGATGTTAAATTATCATCTGCTAATCTAAATTGATTAATGTTGTATTTTTCTTTAAGTAATTTCATTTCTTCAATGATATTATCTATTGAACGAAATCTTACTCTTCTTGTCCACATAGATTGAGAAGCACAGAATGAGCAATTATGAACTAACACTTGATTTGCATAAAACCAATTATATCCTGGCACTTCCATACAATAAGTATCTTCTTTTATGGCTAGTTTTGTTACTGACACTATTTTATGATTTATTTCTAATTTACTATGTTTTTTTCCACAGGTTTGTCCATCTTTATAATTAGGATTATTCATACCCAACTTAGATTGACTATACTTTATTCTTGATTCTAAACTTCTTTTTTTTTCTTTCTGCATTTTACCTAGTTTTATAAAGTGTTCTTTTGCTAAATGTTTTGCTGGATTATCATTTCTCATTCGTTCAGAAACCTCTGGATGATATAACTGATGCTCTTTTTTGTTTTTACAATAAATTAAATTTAAGGGACTATTATTATTTCGGTTTTTATCTTTATGGTGGATTTCTTCTTTTGATGTCAATTTTCGATTTAATATACCTTCCATGATTAATCTATGCAATTTCTTACATTTTCTTCGACCCCAAACTATATCAATATAGTTATATGCCGTTGTTTCATATTTAATAGCACGCACCGTCATTTTTGGTTGTAAATGTTGGGCCTCGATTTCTTTTTCAGTCGTTTCGCTATGTTGGTTTCCGTTTTTAAATGTCATAAATTTATGGTCTGGCGTACAATCAATGTGAGTTCCATCATCAAAATTAACTCGAACTAATTCGGCATTTTGTTTAGTTAAACTTATATTATATGCTTGTGCGAATTCAGCGTTTCCTGTAATAAGATTTCTGGTCAACACTTTAATATCTCTGCCCACTAAATCTTTAATTGGAATTCTTCCTTCTATAGTTTCTATTAATGTGTCACCTCTTAAACAATTGAACGGACACCCTCGACTTGTTAAAAAATTAACACTGTTGCCTTCTTGTTCATCAAAAAATATTGCTTTACCTAATTTTGTTTCAACCAAATCATAATTAATAAATGGAAGAGAATCTAAATCCTTAACATATTCTTTCATAAAATAAATAGATTTTAATTCATTTTTCTCAACATCGTTTACCATTTCAAGAATCAAGTTTTCGCCTTCACCTACACAAATAGAATCAAACACTTTCGATTCTTCTATTTCCTTATACATCGAAGATGCGTGAACACCACCAATGAATACTTTAGTGTTTGGAAAGTTTTCTCTAATTAATTTTACACATTCTTCATTCATGGGAAATTCTAAAGTTGTTCCACCAAAACAAATGATATCATAGTCTTTATGTTCTAGTATATCTTCCTTTAGCATTGGTCGAATGAACTTAACTTCGTGTCCATCATTTTCAACAACTGTTGCTAACATCAATAGTCCGAGGGGTAATTGTACATGTTGTCGCACCAAATACGGTGCTGGTGTTTCTATGAATAATATTCTCATTTATTTTCCTTAATTTCTTTGATTTTAGTGTTTATTACAGATTTAAGCACTCCTGTTTTTCTAATACAAGTAGCGTCTATTATTCCTAGCGTAGGCACCCTTCAAGCACTCGTATCATCTCTGCTTTGTGATTTGCTTTCCACCACACATCTAGTTCGTCATAGCATTGGTTATATCCTCTGGAAGTAAATCCATTATCGTATTTTAAATCATCTTGTATGTATTCTTTCTTCTTCGGGTTTCTTTTTCATCATTATCCTTTCTTAAATGGGCAAACTTCTAACAATTTATCTAAATCAATATATGGTTTACTTTCTTCAAAATCTTTAAATTTAAACCCATTACCTAATACTTTATTTGAAAAAGGTATATGGTCATATGCTACTTTATATGAATAAGCCGTAATGCACCCATGTAATGCTGAAGTTATAATGTGTTCTGATTGAATTACTTCATCAATAAATCCATAAATATTTGGTTGTGTAATATCAATAAAATGAGCATCAGGATATATCTCTTTTAACTTTGGAATTAATACTCTATCAATTGCATGTGGAATAATCGACAATTTATATTTCTTTGGCAAATCTGGGTTATAATATCTAGGCATTAATAATGCTGGGTCTCCATATACTTCAGGACACCTAATACCATTAGTTATTAAAATATCTCTTGTTATGGGCCCTCTGACAGCGTGTATTTCTTTAGGATTCGGGATAGATGTAATAAAATCAGAATCAGAAATAAATCCTGTTCCCCAAACAATCGATTCTTCAGTCGCCCATCCAAGCACACTACCAATACACATATAAATATCTTCATTATCTAAATTCTTAAACGAGTTATTAACCATGCGTGGTTTTTCACCAGATATTAAACGAATCAATTCGTTATTAAGTGTATCACCATAATTTGAACTTATGCACCCTCTAACAATCATTATCAAATATCCTTTCTTGATATTGCCTTGTATTTACACCATAAAAAAGTGGGTCTAGAGTGCTACCAATATTAAGCAATATATTTTGTTTATTCTCTTTCCATATTCGATGTATTAAAACATTACTATATGGTCCACACGCAAACAAAACTAATGATGTATTCCCCCATAGATTAAGAAGGGCAAATATTTCATTTTGTACATCTGTATAATGTCGCCATGCATTATCTGATACAGGAATAAATCTATTTACAAAAAAAGGTAATTCGAATATTTCTGCTTTTTCGTTTCCAACTAAAATAACATTATATAAATTAAACAATGGAACAATCTTTGAAAAGAAATCTTTATAATTTTCATTAACAAATAAACATGCAGAAATCGGTGCTTTATCAGCTACAAAATAATTGTCGGATTTATAATTATATGATTCAATCAATTCATTGTGAAATACCCCATCTATTTCTTTATCGTATTTAAATCCTTTTCTATCGCAATTGACTTCATCAAAAATGTTTTTCTCACCATCACCAAAACGAGTTAGTGCATGTGGTATAAAGTTTGATAGTAATAGTTTAAAATCGTGTAAGTTCATCAAGTTGTCCTTTACTGGTTGTTCTCCGTTTTGTATTTTTCAATTGCTTGTGCATAAGATAAGTGTTTAATATCTTTTAAATCATAAACACCGTTCCAATTTTTATCAATCTTTCTTTTCCAAGCACCAATTCTATCTCCATGAAAATCTATTGCATATAAAACACTATCTACCAAAGTTTCAGGATATGTCTTTCTCATTTCTTCAATCCATCTCCAATCCTCTCCACCAAACATCATTGTTTCATCAAATATAATATCTTTATTTACTGGAAAAAGCAAACTAGCAAAACCCTTGGTCGTACCAACTTTTTTAGTTTTTAAATTCTCCCATTTACAAAAAACTAACATAGCACCATCCATAGATAATACTTGTTCTTCAATTCGTTCAGGGTATGATACATCATCTGAATCCATCCATATAGCATATCTAGTTTTACATCTTTTTAATAATTGATTCCTTGCATACCCAACACCTTTATTTTTTGTTTCGTAATAAACCTTTACTCTGTTGTCCTTGTTAGTTAAATCCATTGCAATATTTAATGTGTTATCTGTGCCACCATCAACATAAATTAATACTTCAATGTTTTTATAAGTTTGATTTAAAATGCTTTCAACGGCTCTTTTAAGAAACACTTCTCTATTAAAAACCGGTATTAATACTGAAATCTTCTCCATTACAATATCTCCTCAATTGGTTTATAATCAATTACTTTATTTAATAAACTTATCTCTGAACAACTAATAATTTTTAAATCTGGTTTTTCGATTTTTATTCTTTCTAATATTGTTAAAAAATGTTTAGAATAATTGGTTAAATTTTTATTCATCACATCTTTACTTTTTCCATACCCACCATGATAATGTGTTGCATCCCCATCTGTACTCATATCAAATCCAAGTAAATAGATTGGATTATAACCTAATAATATCGCTAATTGTAAACTTGAAAATCCACTATTATATCCACTGTTAAAATTTTCAAAATCAAATCCTACACTTTTTGCAGATTTACAAATAACTATTTTATCAAAATCTTGCAATTCATATTTTAAATTATATCTTACATCAGTAATAACACCATCTATATTTTGGATAACAGGCGATATACAATTTGCTACAAAAAATTTCATAGCTTTTGATTCTTTCCATTTATTATATAAATTTTCCTTCTTTAACCAATTTAAAAATGTATAATCTGTTGTAATAAAATAATTTGAATTTGGTACATTTATTATTGATTTATTTGATACAATTGTTGTTTTGTGTTTTAATTGTGAAAAATCAAACCCCTTTAAAGAGTTTCCGCCGGCAACAACGAAACAAGGATTATCCACCATTTTATTGCTTTGATGATATAATCCCTGTTGGTTATTCGATAAATTATAATTAATAGTTTTAACTGCTTTTTGAGGCGCAACACACATAACGTCTTTTACACAATCAGTGATATATTCTGTGTGAACTTGTTTGTTATTTGAATATTCACTTAAAATTTTAGCAATATAAAATCGAATAATTTTAGTTATTTCAGATTTCATAATTCTAATCTTCCTTCAATTTTTAATTGGTCTAATGAAAAAAATTCACCATTAACAAATTTACCACCTTGTATAAATCTTTTAATATCATCTTTGTCTATATATCCTTCTTTGACATATGCTAATTCTATCATAACAGAGTATTCGTTTACAACAAATTGATGCATAACTCCTGGTTCAACATCAAATGGTTCATCAATCGTTAAATCATAATCTCCCAAAGAACTTTTTATTTTAACTTCACCCATCAATAATACAAATCTATTAATTTTGTTATCATGTGTATGAATTGAACAACATGTATCTTTATCTAAATATAATAAATCGATTTCTATTTGGTCTGTATTTAATATACTGTGTTTATTTCCCCAAATTTTTTTAGTTACAGTCATAACACCATCCTTATCATGTTTTTAATTTTGATAAATAAACCAATTGGTATAATTAAAATTCAATTTATTATTAATATTCATAACTTAATAATCTGCATTTTTTGCCATTTTTAATTTAACTAATTGTTTATTAAGATTAACATTATCATAAATCACTTCAGCTAAATAACGACCGAATTTTCCTTTTTTATCTTTAATTGAATGTATTTGAATATTGGTTGCTTTTGATAACATTATTTTTACATATCGTTTTGTAGCTAATCCTTTTTTCTTCTCTTCTAAATCTCTTGTTCTTGATTCCGGTGCATTGATTCCGTATAAACGAACAGTCATTTTCATTTTAACATTGAATCCTAAATCAACATATACAACAATTGTGTCTCCGTCAATAACTCGTATTAGTTCAGCATTATATTTATACATGTAATCTCCTATTTATGCCTATAATCTTTTGTCATATTTTTTATACTTATTTTTTCTTGGATTAATTTTAAAAGTGATTCATCTTTTATTATTTTTTCTCCTAATCTCACTTCTTATCTTAGTTTGGTCAACAGGTTTATCATTTAATATTTTTTTATAAAAGGTGTTATAACTTATTTTTGGAAATACATTTATTTTTGAATCCCTTGATACATTATAAATCTTAACACCATTATCTAATTCTTGTTTAAATGGTTCATACCATACATTATTTAATTCATCTATTTTATTATAGTTACCTGTTTTATATTTTCCGTTATTATGCTTACCTACTCCGCAATGTTTTTGACCATCATATACATAGTTACCAGTAGTTGTATCACCATAAAAATGAGTATGACCTGTTATCTCGCAAGCATCCATCCCTAATAAGTATATTTCGTCACAATTGAGCGCTATTGCAAGATTTAATGCTTTAAGACCAATGAGTTGACTTGTGTAAAATCCTTTGCTCCATGCATCCTTTCCCCAATAATGAGGATGGGTGCCCTCTTCTCTCTGACCCCATATTAATTTCTTCTTACCCTTACACACTTTAAATAAAATAACATTATCATCTATTCTTGGTCCATCTTTTCGATTATATGCGCCATCTTCTGTTCCAATTATTAATGGTATATTTTTTAATTTATCCTTTTGTGATGCGTAAAACTGGTAATCAGAGTACATTAATACTGTTGGTGTAAAATATTTATATACAAAATTAGTACCAATTGTGAAACAATTTTTAATATTGTTCCATACTGGCAATTCTTCAATGGGAACACTCCAAAGATTTTGCCTTATGCTCGCTCCACCCCCTAGAATAATAGCTTTATTTGTCATTTGTTATCCGTAATGGTTCAAATGATAGTTCTGTCATCTTATCTATTTGTTCAGCAACATCTTTTGTAATGGTTCCCCAGTTAATTATCGCACTCCGTTTAGCAGTAGATAAATTATCCACTAATTGTGCTTCAATACTCATTCTTTCCTTACCATCTAGAACAGATACAATGTTGTATAATGTTGATGTACCATTTTTATCTGTTCTAACTATAACTTCTTTGACAATCGATTTAACTATTTTATAGTCATTTACCCAATAAACTGTGTCTTTTACATTGAATTTCGTTTTCATAATTTCTCCAATTCTTTATTGACATTTTCTAATACTCTTGAAATTTGTTTTTGATAATGTCCAATTAATTCAGGTGTAAATTCTCCTTTAATAATGGTCTTTTTCATACGTCGTCTTTGATATCTATCTATAGAAACACTTGAATTATTTAAATCATCTTGCACAAATTTAACAAATACACCACCACTTTGAAGTATTTTATAATATGCTTGTGCATTAATTAGTTCTTCTTTTTTATTCTTAGTTTCTTTTCTTTTGGTAAAAAATTGTTTGATTTTAGCAATCACTGTGTTCTCCTATTTAATATAATTGGATTTGGTACACTATTAACAACTGCATCTCTGTGAGTAATCAATAAAATTTGACGACCTGTTTCTTTTTGTGTTTCAATTAAAAATTTCATAGCTTCCTTAGTTGTATCTTCGTTGTCTAATCTCTTGAATGCTTCGTCGAGAAATAAAAATCCTTTATTCTTTGATATCTCAAGTAACACTAATCGAATAGCCATAACAATGATATCTTTTGCACCACCGGCTCTAGTACCCATAATATCATGTGATTCTTCCATGTCTGGTGTTTTAAGCCTAAAGGATAATTTTGGCACATTACCATGTCTATCAAAATCTAATTCAAATTTATAATCATCTGTTTGGTGAATAAAACATAATGCTTTTGATATTACACCTTCAAACATATCAGAAATTAAATCCTTGGTTGATTTTTGAACCAAGTTTAATAATTCAATTGCTTTAGCATTAACAATTTGTAAATCTTTTAATTCTTCGATTTTATCAATTGTTTCAGTGTATTGATTTTCAAGAAGAGAAAGACTACCTTTTGCAGATGAAGTATCAATTTCTAATTGTTTTATTTTATTTTTTATATCTAATAAATTCATAACATGCTCCACTTCTTTTCTAATGCCTGTTTCTTTCGCAAAAATTTAAACACAATCCATTGTTCTCGACATTCTTTTTCACAATGAGGAGAAAGTAATGCTATTATTTTGTGTAAATTGTAAGAATATTCATCTAGTTGTTCCCAAGAATATTTTGCCCAATGTGGTAATTTCATAATTTATACTCCATATACTGATGTCCACAAATTAAATAAATCTCTTAAATGTTCTTCATAATCACCACAATCTCTAGGATATAAAATAATTTGATAAGGGTTAATTAAATCTCTGTTTTTATATGAACGTTCAGGGATTTCTTCATCTACACAAACACATTGTTCAATGGGTAATTTATATAATTCTATTAACTCATTTGACGGAATAAAATGTAAATCTAAATCTTCAGATAACACAGTTCCACTAACTAAAATAAATTTAAGTTCTAGCATTCTATCAACTAATGTCATTTTAGCATCTCCTCAATTTTGTTAATCTTTTCAGTTAATACTTTATTTTTTTCTTCAATAATAGATTCAATGTCGTCTTCTGTCACACCAGCTTCTTTTAATTCAGCTAATACTTTTGTTTTTTCTTCTGTGTTTATTTTCTTTTGTTCATTTAAACGAATTAATTCATCTTTACTTTCTTGTGATACTTTTTGTAATTCTTCAATTTTTTCAATATTAGTCATTTTTAAATCCCCCAAATATATCATTCATAAATTCCGGTAATTCTGGTACAACATTTGTATCTTTTTTACAAAATGGACAAATTGAATTTGTTGCTCCAAAGAAACATTTATTACAATGTGGACACTTAATTATGTTATTCATTTCTCACCTTGTCTATTGTTTTTAATAAATGGTTAGTAATTGGTTCTTCAATTTTTTCTGATTTACTAATTTGAACAATTTGTTGACCTATCTCCATTGATTGAAAATCTACATTTTTTAATGAATCAAGAAATTCCTTTATATCTTTTTTCTTATCTTTTACTTCATCATACTTCACCAAATCAAAGATTTCATTAGCTGGTTTGGCGCATTTTAAAGTTATTACTTTAATATTTTTTGTATCCGTGTCAATAATAGCTACCTTTGGTAAATGTTGTTCATTGATTGATGCTCTACCAATTGAATTGGTGTTTAAAAAACGTGTACCATTAATTGTTTCATCAAAATCAGTATGGAAATGTGAACACCAAATAATTGAATAATTTGTTTCTAAGTCTTTAGCACATATATGGCTTACATTTTGAAAAAACGGTTTAATTGAAATATACGCATGTGTAAACGCAATGGTGAATTTTTTATCACTACTGTGTATTAATCCGTCTTTAATTAATTTATCTTCAATCCCATAATAACAATCATATCCTTTTATAAACATATTATCATCTTCTAATTCTTGTAAATGTTTAACTTTTTTTGACCGTCTAATCATGTGTGACAAACTACTGGATTTTGAAGCATTTAAATTATAACCATTAAGTTCATGATTGCCATATATAACATAAAAATCTTTGTCGTTTTTCTCTATTCTGTCTAAAAAATCATCAATGATTGTGTTTGAAATAAGCGGACTATCTAAAAAATCTCCTACTGATATAATTGCATCGACATTTTTACTTAATGTCAATATTTCATCAAATTTTTCTAAACACGATTGATAATAATTATCAGTTCGTTTATTTGGAGATTTACCAGAGAAATGTGCATCCGAAAAAATTAAAAATCGCATTATAAATCTCCTTTATATTTCCAAATAAACCCTGTTTGTGAAATACCGTTAGCTACAGATGATATATGTTTATAATCTAATTTTGTTTCTTGAGATGCGTTTCTTCCAGATTTATATTCTTTAATAAAATCTCCGTTTAAATTATATTGTATAATAATTTTACTATGTGCTTTTCCGGTATTATCGTAGTGTTCAATATAACTACAATTACTGTATTCATAATTCCCATCATTGTCTTCTCTATCAATTGTTGGTTTTTTCATTAAATACGCTTTATCTCGAAACCATAAATCTTTAAGTTCTTCTTCTGTAATCAAACATTTAATTCCTCTACCGCCATATCTGTGATAAGCACTGCAACCTGAATGATTACATCTATGAATTATACCAGAAAGTGTTCGTTTCCATGGATATTGTTTATTATATTTTTCTGCTTGTATTTTGATATTTTCTTTGTTTTTTCTATAATATTGTTTCTTTAATTCGGATAATTTATTCCGCTTTATTTTTCTCCAAGTGTTATCGTATATACATTTTTCTTCTTTGTGAGATTTATTATATATTTTTACTCTTTCTAAACAACATTTTTTACAATTTGAAGAGAGATTATCACATTTTTGGTTGTCTTTGTTAAATTCTTTAATATCTTTTGGAATTCCACATTTTGTGCAAATCTTCTTCATTTGTCTACTCCGTCTACATAATATATACCATTAGGGTCATGAAAATCAACATTAGATTTTTTAATTAATATTGTTGGAATCACCACTTGACTTAGTTCAATTCTAAATTTATTTATTGCTTTCAATGTACAATTATCAACTTTATTTTTTCTCGCATTATCTTCTAACACATCTAAATCATCAAACAATTTTTGTATTTTTGGTTCATATAAAAATTTCATTCTTTAATCTCCTTGACAATATCATCACACCCTGTATTAAACACTATTTGTTCAGTATCTCCATATACTTCATAACCACAAAGAACAAGTGAAGAAATTAAATCTTTCCAATGTTGTATAGGAACATCCTCGATTCCTGTGCATCTATCTATTTTTATTTGATATCTTTTCATAAATATTTTTCCTTATCTGGATAATTTGGTCTAATTGGTTCATTGTTTAAAAATGTATCAATTTCTTCTTGAGTGATTTTACTAATATCTTTCTTTGGTCCATCTTTTCTAACGTGCATATAACCACATAGACAACTACAAGTGATACTACAAAAATACAGTCCATCTTCAATTGGTCTGTGGCAAGCCAAGCATTTGTTTCTTTTTTGCATAATGGACACACCTCACATTCTTTCATCCATCAATTGTTGTAAAAATTCTTGTACTGTAATTAAACAATCTTTATTCCAAATCGTAGGAAATCCCGACATAAACACATATTGTCGCCACGCACTATACCATTGAATTTTTCCTAAAGGGGTTTCATCTGATTTAGATATAATTAAATATCTTTTTGTTTTACCTTTAAATGGTACTTCTTGAAATTCTATGTATTTGCTCATTTCTTTTCCATTCCACACAATGGGCACTGTGTATTATTTTTCCAAACTTCGGCTAGTTCTTCTTCACTTTTCTTTAATTTTTGTTTAGCATCTTTGATATTTATTGCTATCTCTTGTTCTTTTTCTAACTGTGCGGTGATTAAACTGTCTAATCTTCGCAAATTTTGAAGCGATAAAGCATCTCTTTTTAATTGTTCAAAGTCAACATCGACTGATTTTAGCGAGTTTAATTTTTGCTCATTCTCTGTTATAGATTTATTTATTTTTGACAATGATTCATATAAACAATTTAAATTGGTGATTTCGACATTATCTCTTTTTAAATCATCAAAATCAACATCTACAGTTTTAATTTTGGACAATTTATAATTAATAAATTCTGCATTCTCTTTAATCTTCTTTAGTTTATCACTTAATTCATTTAATAATTCGCACTCTTGATTGTCTTTGTCGATGCTTTCGAATTGTTCTGTCGCCATACTAAGTTTCGATTTCAATGACTTGTATGATAACGAATGTTCTGCCATTTGTTCTTCTTGTGTTTCGTTTAATTTTTCTGAAGTTTTAATGTCTCTACTAACACTTAATGCTTCTTTGTTTAATTCTTTAAACACCTTATCTAATATTTCATTACCAGTTAACTTATTAAATAATTTTGCTTTAAACCCATCAGAATATGTGTTATCAATTAAAAAATTCATATCATCTTGGTCACCAAAGTTTAAACAAACATGTTCCTTATCTACATTGATTTGTGATATCTCTAATGCATCAGCAATTTCTTCAGGTAACTCTTTACCAAATGAATCAAAGACTTGGTCTTCACAATCTTCTTTTTTAAGAATGTATCTATTGATAGAATTTGTACGAATCCGTTCAACACTGAACCCGTTACTTAAAATACCTTCGACACTTGTTTCTTTTGTACCCTCACGTCTATAATCATCTTGTGATAAAGAACACTGGTTGAATAAAAAAGTCATAGCTTTGAACATACAACTTTTGCCGGTTTCGGTTAGTCCGGTTATTACATTGATATCCGGACCAAACGATTGTTCAAAATGTTCATGCATCATGAAGTTTTTAATTATTATTTTTTTGAGATACATTTCTTTTTCTCTTTCAATTTCATCTCTGTACAATTTTTTAATTTAATATATTCTCCATTTGGTAAATTATGAAGATAACATCCATCATGTCTAAATAATTCATAACCCACTAAATTAGCACCGATATTAGTTTTGTCTTTCTTTACAATATATTTTTTACATACACAACATATTGGAGTATTTGGGTCAATTGGTATGACCACTTTCTTTTTTCTTCCCATTATTATGCAATCCTTTGAACTGTTACTGTTTTTTTAGCTTTATTTATAGATTTAGCATTGTATTTTTCTAATTCTTTAATAATTGTATATCCTTGTATTCCATCTGTGTTTTGTAAATCAATTTTTATTGAATCTCTTGTTCCGTTTCTATTAAATATATGAATATTTTGACTTGCTCTTGATTCAAGCTGTAATGCACTATCTGAATAAGCATTACCACCGACAATTGAACTGCTTCTAGCATATGTGTCACCTATTCTTGATGAATGAAGATGACCAAACAGAATAAAATCTAACCTTGTTCCTTTTGACGAATATTTTCCCTTGATTTTTTGTACATCTTGTTCAACATTATTCTTTTTTATTTGATTACCATGTATTAATAATATATTTTGTCCAGCTACTTCGATAACTTGTTCAACAGACCCACCATCTAAAAATGTAATTTTTGATTTTTCAAATAACAAAGCTAATGTATGAAATATTGTATAATCATAATTGTGTGATGCGAAATTTTCTTCCCATCCTATTTCGGGGTCAACACGACTTTCATTTCCAACAACACTTGAAACCGTTACACGAAAATCTTGTGAAAGGTCTAATATAAATTGTCTAAGAATAGCTATTGCCAAAAAAGTTGCTTTACTTCTATTAGTGGATTCTGCCAATATTTCATCTAATCGTCTATCAGAGTTCATTAAATCACCTGTTATGGCTATTAATATATTATTTATTTTATTTGCTTTAAAATATATTTTTGCCCTATTAGCAAATAATGCAAATCGCTTTGAAGCAATAGTAAAATCATATTTATTAAATGGTAAATTTACCAATTCATTAAAATGTGCATCAGAAACATGAATAATTCCTGATGTGTTTTGTTGTTTAATTTGTGCATACTTTTTACCCTTAACGAACTCAGGTAATCTATATGATGTAAAAACATTTAATAATTCTTTGTTATATTCAGCAATTGCGTTTTCTTTTCTAACATGGTCACGAAATGTTTTTCTTTCAATCCTATTTAAATCTTGATAACGTTGTTTTTGTTTTGCAAGTTTAACATTTTCTGTCAAAATTTCTTCATTGGATTCATCTGTACTTGCTTCTTTTAAATCTTGAAAACGCTGTTGAAGTGTTCGAACGCCACAACCTAATATTTTTGCCATTTGTGACATTGTTTTGATACCTTCTTCTTTCATATCTAAGGCCTTATCCATATCTATTTTAATTTTATCGGGCATTATATCTCCTTAAATTGATGTTTGATAGAAATTTATTAATGGGTTGTATGTTAATAAATCCCATTGTTGTGCTTATTTTAGTATCTTTATCTGTAAACCAACCAATTGTCATTATGCCCACTAATTCATTATGTCTATTAAATACTCCACCACCACTACAACCCGGCTTAATGCCTAATTTAGCATAACTTCTTGAATAACTAATTGCATTAATTTGTCCGCATGTATATAATCTATATAAATAATAATCTCCTAACACAAAAACCATTTCGTGTTTTCTTGCATTTTTATTTGCTAAGAATGCTGGCATTTTAAATAAATCAGGTGTCTTTATTTCAACATATGCTAAATCAACAAGTTTTGATGATATTATTTTTGTAACTGGATATTTCATATTTATGTGAATATTCACTGTATCTAAAACACAATGATTTGCAGTTAAAATACCTGTTGTTTCTTCATTCTTTGAAACTATTACTCCTGTACAACTACCAAACATACCATCTTCTTTTTCCATAAACAAATTCACAGTTGATGAATCGGCAACATAAAATGGTTCATCTTTACATGTTTGCGCAAATACCGATGGAATACTTATGCTAATAAATAAAATACTCAAAAATATAATTAAAAATTTTTTCATTTTTTCACCTTAGTAATCAAACAATTCAATGTGTAATTGTATTTTTCGTCACATGGAATAGAAATGATTAACTCTCCTTTCTTTTTAACAGTGCGAGCCTTATTATATATTGTATCAATTAACTTTTTTGTGATTCTGTAAGATAACTGTTTGGGTTTTGAACTCTTATACACTTTACAATTCATTTATTCTCCAAGCATTAATGCTAAACAAATTAAAAATATAGTAATTAATATATACTGCCATTGACACATACATTTAAAAAAATAAGTAAAAATTTCTTTAATTAGATTCATCGTCTATCTCCGTTTTTCTCTTCTATTTTATCAATACTATTCCCAAGCTCACCCAACATAACACCAAGACCTATCCATGAAAATAAAATAAGAAGTATTTTATCAATTTTCGTTGCCTTGATGTGTTTCGGTATAGTAAGACATGCTCCAAACATTATTAAACATCCTATCAAATATAATTCTAACATTTTATAATTCTCCTTAATACATGATACATCGGAATTATTAATAATGCCCGATATAATAATTCTTTAAATGTTCGTGTTTTATAAATACGCACTCTTGGTTCACATTTTTTGAAAAACAAATCATATCCAAAGTAACATAATAAAAATAAATATAATAACATTATGCCCCCACGATAATATCGTTGCTATTTTCAGTTGGTTGTTTATATACTTTTGTTTTACAAGTGCATTGTTTACCATATGAAGAATTTACCAATGACTTATATTTATAATATTCTAATAATTCATCCATTACATAAAATGTGAGAAAAGAACCAATACAAATACAAAAAATTCCAAATAAAATAAACATCAGCATTATTTCTCCTTTAATTATTGAAAATGTGTTAGTATAGGACTCGAACCTATATCCCCATCATCAAGTGATGGATTTTGCCAATTAAATTAACCAACACATTAACCTATGTATTATTTATGTATCACTTAAAGTATAACATATGAAATCAGGGTTTGTCAAGGTTTGCGAAAGATAAAATGTGCTTTATCACATCACACGTGAATGAATTTCCGAGCATGCGATATCTTTGTGAGTTAGACACACAATCAGTATAATTTTTTGGTATTGTTTGTAATTTTTCACATTCGATTGGTGTTATATATCTAAAGAAAAATTCATCAACAGGTATTCTATTTGGCAATGTAAATGGTATTACCACATTATCTTTGGCTACTGTTGTTAACGCATTTGTCTTATTATCGTATCTGAATTCGATATATTGTTTGGTTAATCCCTTTGTTAATTGATTGCCGTCTTGTCTTTTTCCATTAACTAAATATCTTCCACGCATTGCACCAACCGTTTGTGTGTTATTTGGCAAATCTACTATTCCAAAAAATCTTTGAGAACTATATTTTTTATGATGTGATGCTTCTATCATTTGCATTTTTTCATCTGATTTATGTACTGTCAAAAGTTTATTCTTTATCCTACTGTGCCTACCTAACCACTGCATTGCTTTTTCAGTATAATAATAACTTTCTGACTCCACACCGTGTTCTCGAACATCGCCCCACGTGATGCCTTTGTCTTCTGGTTGTGTGACATTAGGAATATTGGTCCAATAATTTCGTTTGCGATTTTGAGCGGAAAGTAAAGCACTATTAATTAAAATCGGCTCTACACCAAATAATTTATTTATATATTCGGTAAATTCTTTCTTCATTTTCACATTTTCAAATAAAAATTTAACATTTGGATTTTGTTTCGTTATTTCTTGCCAAATAGCAATTAAATCATGTACTAATGCACCACGTGGGTCATTGTCGCCCTTCATTTTACCAGCCATGGACCAGCTTTGACAGCTAAAACCCGCAACCAATAAATCAATTTTACCAAAATCAATATCCCACTCTCGCCATTTTGTCAAATCACCTAATTGAATAATATCTGGATAATTTTTCCTACTTACAGATATAGCATATTTATCAATTTCTGCACTGTAGTATTTACAAGGTATTCCTAATTTATCAAGTGCTATTCTTGCACCGGATAATCCATCAAATAATGAAAGTACATTTATCATTTCTTCACCTTTTTCTTCTTTTTAGGTTTAATTACTTCATATTTTTTCCAATTTGCTAAATATAATGACTCAACAATAGATTGTTCAATACCCGTTTCAACATTCTTAACAAATACTTCTTTTTCTGGTTTAGGTGTATAAATACAGAAGGGCGCTAATTCATTGTATGTTTTTTCCAAATCCAAATCATCTATTGATAAATCATTGCTTATTGCTTCCTTAATAGTGCAGTATTTGGCTGTAAGGCCCACGTTACCGACCTTTTTGTTCTTAATCAATGAAATGACCCCTTCATCACCATTAAAGTATTCACGGCTTATCTGTGCTTGAATTTGACCCTCTTTTTTGTATGAATCTGCCCGTTGTACTCTATATTCTCTGGTGAGTGATTGTAAAACATCTTCTTTCTTCAAATACTCTTTTATCAATCCATCAATGTGCGACTTTGGAAATTTTGCCTTTAATGTTTTTAAAATTGTTTCTTGTAATTCATTTTTAAATATCATCATTGATAGAGGTGTTGAATTATCTTTTTTTATTGGTAATCCAATAATTTCGTCAACATTTTGTTCATCTTTTTCATAAACATAGTAATAATTTTTTTTCTTAGATTTACGTTCTTTAACCCATGAACGACCATATTTTACAACTTTTCCGGTATCACATTGTATAATAGCTTTTTTCTTATTAATCAATTCTTCTTTAAACCCGTCTATTATACCTTTGTTTATTTTATCCCTAATTTTTTTGACAATTACTTCTTGGTTTGACCTTGGCCACATGATATATTTTAAATGATGTTCAATTTTAATATCAAATGTATCAATTGGAAATGGTACACTATCTTTAATAATTTCTACAATTTGATTTAAACATTCTTGAACATATTCTTTATTGCTATCTTTTGGGTTTCTAGCTTTAACTTTAAGCGAGTCTGTGTCACCACCAACGGTGTCAAACCCAAAATCATCAAACATATCTGATGTAAATTGTTGAAACTGTTGTCCTATGTTGCAACAATCCCATCCACAGTTTTCAGAACCAACTTGTTCAAACAATGATGACCTAGCAACTCCATATAAAGCATTTAGCAAATATTTTAAAGAATATTCCATTGGGTTAGTTGGGTCATTTTTCTTTAAATTTGCTCTTTCAATTAATTTTTCAGCCGTATATCTTGATAATTTATGCCATTCTGATATATCATAATATCCTTTAACTTTAAATAATTTATTACCATGCCATACTTTTTCACAATTTTCAATATCATCTTCATTAATTTCAGCATAAAGATTAAGCATGGAAAAAATATGAGGATAAAGAGATGCATAATCTACATACCAAACATCTTCTAATTCTTCATATGGTGGTAAAATAACATTTCCACCCATTTCTTCTTTATCTTCTATTGGTTTACCATATGTGGGTTCAACTTCAAGTACATGACATGCACATTTATATGTTAAATTTGCTATTGAATTTCTAATCCATGATAAATCATATATATTTTTTTCGGGCAATAATTCTGCAAATGGAAGCCAAAAATTCCACACTTTATCAAACATATCCTTGTTAGACATTAAATCACCAACACCATACATTATAATTTCTTTGCATTCTTCTTTAGTCCATTTATCTTTATGAAAAATTTTATAATCTATATCTCCTTTTTGAAAATCTAATTTCATTACTTCAGCCATATGTCTTAATGAATTCTTTCTAAACTTATATTTCATATATGAACCACGGTCTTTAAAAGAATATCCGTCTTTATTTTTTTGATTTGGTGTGCCTAATATTTGCATCATGTCGCATTGTAAAAATTTTCGTTTTTCTTCAATGAAACCATTGTTAATAAGAATAGGAATATCAAATTCCGAATGATTAAATCCAACAATGTTTCCGTGTTCGGCCAACAATGAAGCAATCTCTACAGGATATTTAAATGCTTCATAATAATATTCTTTATTGTGTTTATAAGAATACATAAATACCCATTTTACTCTAGCATGAGATATATAATCGTCAAAATTTGTTTTAATATTGATAGCTTCGCCATTTGCATAAAAAGAAGAAGTTTCCACATCCACAATCAGTGACGATTTTTTAACACTATCTAGTCTTTTTTGTATTTCATTTGATAACATTTTTATATCTCCAAACAAATCCACCTGTTGATTTTCTGTTAAATAATAAACATGAACGAATAGTCTTTATACCTATTATTCTTTGTGCTTCCGCAATACTTCGAAATTTTTTAATAAATTTACCAGTTAAATCATATTGTGATTTATCGATGTTTAATTTGGTAAAGATTTCAATCATTAATTATCCTTAATATTATTCATTGTATATTTGTAGAAAGCATACCAATAATCACAATAAAAATTGGCTTGTATATTGCATTTATGACAAAGGGTTATTAGATTACTTTCATTGCAATTAAATTTATTATAATCTATATGGTGAATTGTGAGTTTTATTTGTTTACCACCAAGATAATGCTTTTCTTCTTTTAATCCACATTTTTGACAAATAAAATTATCTCTTGTGCGAATTTTTAATTTTAACTTATTAGAAAATGCTAAAGGATATGGTGTGTTTCCTTGGCCATGAATATAATTACCATTATTCTTTCCAACATTTTGTGATGACCAACATTTATAACACATTTTGGACTTCCATGATATTTCTTTTTTACATATTTTACAATTTGTTATTTTTAAACTTCTACCGTCTTTATAACACGGTGCGTTTTTGCCGAATCTGGGTTTTCCTGTTCTTGGTTTATTCTTTCTACTTTTTGGAAAACAACTCTCACAATACCTTGTTCTATAACTAGTTAACTGTTTATCACACAACACACAATGTGGTTTACCACCATTATATCGTGGATTGCCTTTTCCTTTAAGAGATTTAAAATGTTTATCAAAGATTCCGTTATTAATTTTAACTTTATTTGCACAACTTTTACATCTACCCTGTCCATACAGCGCAGTTCTTTTACAAATTAGATTCCCACAATCTATACAACAATAAACAATATCATTTTCCATCCCGATACCTTTCAAACACAGCATGTCGAACAACATCTTTTGCCCCCACAAGCATTCCTTTATAAGTAATCCAATTTCCTATAACCGATTCTCTATTTTTCCATGTGAATGTTTTTTCTTCATCACTCATTGCGAGTGTCACTTTCAATTCTTTTCCTTCATACATCACTGTAAATGCAGATGCTTTTTCAATTAAAATTCTATCTGATTTTTTCGTTGATGTAACACTTCGATTTAATTCATTAATTGTTTTTTCTGCATTTGGATTGACAATTGTGGATTGGACAACACCGATAATCTGTGCATCAAAATCCTGAAACGGTTTAATTTTGTAACCATTTGCTTCGTTTATAGTTACACGACCATATTTATACACACCATCTGGGTTGTTTAAAATTACACCTTCATAATTATTGTTTAATGCTTTTTCGAAATAATCTTCTACATCTTTACAACTGTATAAATAATCATGCGACATACATTCGATTATATTTTCATGATTATAAATTAAATCGACATATCGTTTTGTGGCTTGATATCTTAAACTAAATGTACAATTTAAATTATCTATTTCAACAATATCAAAACAGTGAAACTTTAAATGGTTGGGAATTTCTTTAACACAACCAAATTTTTTAATAGACTTTTTATCTGTTAAATCTTGCGTCATTCCAAAAGAAATAATTTCTTGAAATGTGAGTTCATGTGAATATAACTCCCCATCCAAAATCAAATTATTTTCTTCACTAAATTTACGAATTGGTTCAAATTTCTCTCGCAACTGTTTATTTACAAATTGTTTTAATGAACGTGTAAGAATTTGACCTTTATGAAACAATATTCTCATACCGTCTATTTTCATTGAACCCATGATTGGATAATTAATTGTTTCCAAATCAACAGATTTGTTAGGGTATAACATTGGTTTAAAACTTTTTTCTTTCATTTATTTCTCCAATAAAAATTTCATCATTCTTTGTTTACATCCACAATTCGAACAATGAAATAAAAAAGTTGTTTGTGAATTATACCATTTTTCCCATTTGTCTTTAAATGAATCAGAAATTAATTCGTCGTTATCCATATATTCTAATACTTTTGACTTAGAATAAAACCGTATTTTTTCACCACAA